GGACCGGCAAAACCGCCGGATCCGCGAAAATATACCAGCTTCCGTCTGTGATTCGTGGCTCGACAAGCAACGTCAATTTGCCGGAAAACGGGTTGGCGTTACCGACAGTCGCCGCGTAAATCGACGCGAGAATCTGCTCGGCTGTCGTCTCCAGCTTTGGCCCGACAATCAGAAATTTTCCCGTCGCGTTGATCGGTGTTTTGCCGTCAAGAGCCTTCATCCCGCGCATGGCTTGGCGGGCAAGATCGAGGTTTGCAATGTCGATGGTTGAAGCCGTGCCAGCCAAATTTCCATGCGTGGCATGAAACAGTGTTTTCGAATCTTCGGTCATGGTGGGGTTCGACAAGAGCAGCGTAAGAAGCAAGTTCGCTTCTGTTTCAGCCGCCATACGCCCTGCCGTTTGGCCCCAATCGCCGAAAGCGCCAAGATCATCGTTTATCAGGGCTTTTCGACTGATCGAGAACGTCGTGGCATATGTGTCCAGAGCATATGACTCGGCGGCCTCCCCTCGTGTTGTGCTCGTGATTTCACCGGCTTCGGTGACTTTCGACAGTTGGCCGACATCGGAAAGCTTAAGCCGTGTCCCGGTTCGAAAGTCCGACATTGTGGATTGCCGCGCGACTTTCTTAATAGGGCTTTCGGCGGCCAGTGGTGAGACCGCATGTCTTTTGTACGGTGACTTGACCAGGCGCTGATCCTAGCCTGAACTTTGAAGGCGGGGTCGGCATTGAGCTGCCCCTAATTTTGGAGGATCGTTATGAAGGATATGAAGAAAGAAGCATTCATCGGGTTTGATGTTTCCAAGAATTTGCACGCGGTTGCGATTGCCGAAGGCGGAAGATATGGCGAGGTCAGAGGGTTTGGAACGATTTCGACAACCAATGAGGCGGTACAAAAGCTGTTGAAGAAACTTGCCACCCGGTTTGATCACCTGCATGTATGCTATGAAGCCGGGCCGACCGGATATGGGCTTTACCGTCAGGTGAAAGCACTTGGTTTTGACTGCTCTGTTATAGCCCCGTCCCTGACCCCGGTAAGGCCCGGGGACCGTGTGAAGACGGACCGGCGGGATGCCGAGCGATTGGCACGACTGCTGCGGGCTGGGGAATTGACCCCGATCTGGGTGCCCGACGAAACCCATGAAGCGATCCGTGATCTGGTCCGGGCGCGGGAAAGTGCGGTCAGGGACAAACGCCAGAAGCGCCAGATGATATCGTCATTTCTGCTCAGACACGGCCGCATCTATCAGAGCCCAAGCCCCTGGACGATGCGTTATCGGCGCTGGTTGCAGAGCCAATCCTTTGATCACCCGGCCCAGCAAACCGCCTTGCAGGAGATGGTGCTTGCGGAACGTCACGCCGGTGAATGCGTTGACCGTTTGACAACCAGCATCGAGGGTATCGTTCCAGACTGGTCGCTGGGTCCTGTCGTTGAGGCGTTGCAGGCGCTGCGCGGCGCTGCTTTGGTTGGGGCGGTGACGTTCATGGCGGAAATCGGCGATGTTCGCCGGTTTGATCATCCCCGAAAATTGATGGCCTATCTGGGGCTGGTGCCTAGCGAATATTCGACCGGGCTGACGACCCGGCGTGGCGGCATCACCAAGGCTGGCAACTCCCGGGTTCGGCGTGCCTTGGTTGAGGGGGCTTGGACCTATCGCTATCCCGCGAAAATTGGTGTCCAGAAACTGTATATCCTGCAAAAGCTGTCGCCTGAAATCCAGGACATCGCGTGGAAAGCACAATCGCGGCTGACAGCCCGGTATCGCAAACTGACCCAACGCGGCAAGAAAAAGACGGTTATCACGACCGCGATCGCACGGGAACTCTCGGCGTTCATGTGCGATATCGCCCGGAAAACGATGGCTGCGGCTTAACAGTCCCACTTTCCGCATTCATTGGCGGGAACGGGGTCAGCGGCAGGGGAACACCCGCCACCGCTTTGTGGCCAGCAAATGCTGACGCCCGTTGTAAGAAAGGGATAGCCCCGAGACGCACATGCGGTACTGCGGTAAGGAACCCGCGCATCAGAGCTTGTTCACCGACGTCTTGAGACCCCGCTCCCACCAATGAATGCTACAGATAATACCTCCCCTGCACGTGCGGGAAAAAGTTTTGCACCAAAATCATTGACAAAAGACATCAGAGCGGACATCGACGTCCGATTGCCGGTCGAAGTGAGCAACAGCGGGAAGTCGCTGGTGCCGTGCATGGCACGCTTGAAAATATCGTCCGCGTTCATTGTGCGGGTTGAAACGCCCGACGCTTCGACGCTGGCTCGCGCAATGTCGCGCAAAGACTCGTTCATATATTCGCGCGCCTCATCTTTGGGAGCTTCACCGGAAATGCGGGAAAACAGCGCATCGGCCCGCCGCGTTTGAATTGTCGCCGGATCGTCATTTTGGCTGACCACCCGAATTTTTGTCGTTGGTTTTTGCATTTCATCAAATGCCGCCGCGCGGGTCGCGATCAGGTCGGCACCGGCATCAATCTGCGCGTCCGCCCATTCATTCGACAGGTTCGCGGATTTCGCGATTTGGCGGATTGCCGCGCGCGTTTCAAGCGGGTCGACCGCTGGTTTTTTTATGTCTGTTGTCATTTCTGAACCTCTAAATTTTGCGCCGGAATCGGCTGGGATTGGTACGGCGGAAACCTCGAAAATTTGCCATTTTGCGGCGATGCGAATCCGCATTTTTGTTTGTGGATCAATGCTTTCAACCCATTTGCTGACGCGGTATCCGACTGAAACGCCGGTGAGGATGCCTTCGGAGATTTTGGTGACAATCCCCGCCGCATCGGCGCTAGCAGACAGCCGCAATGTCGCCACCAGATTGCCGTCTTGCAGATTAGCGCGAGCGACAATTCCAATGACGGCGCGGCTGGAAGATTGAGAATGGGCATCAAGCAACGGCGCGCCAGCGAGTTTCGACTGATCCAGACCGGCGGGATCAAGGCGCTCAATGTATGCACCCCGCGCGTCATGGCGCACGACGTCAGCAAACGTCAAAATCGTCGCCATGACGGTCAAGTCTTTCGAGTTGAATGTGGTCAGCGCAGCGCAGCATGGCGTCCGTCGACTCAAGCGGGGGCGAGTTCAGTGTGACCGCCGGGGCATTATTTGGGTTGGAGGTGAGCATTTGAGGCCCTTTCATTTTTCAGTTCGGCTTCCAGATCGTCCAGCGCCCAACCGCGCTCGGCCACGGCTTTGCGCCGCGACGTGAGGCCGTTCTTGAGTTCGGCAATCGTGGCGTTGACCGCCTTCAATGGATCAACTTGCAATTGTCTTGGCGGAATCCAATCGGCCCCGTATTGGCGGGCGATGATTCAAAATCGGGGCCGAAAGTTGGCCGGAAAGAACCGCGTAAGCAATCACGCGATTCCAAATTGGCCTCAGCATTTGGGGAATCAGAACGCCGATTTGGATTTGTTCGATTCGCTGGCGAAACGGGATTAAACCGGCCCGGAGGCTGGAATAATTCGCGCCTGTAAGATCACCATCAAGCATATGAACTGGCAACCTAACGCGGCAGCAAGCTCGCGCAGACTGAGTTTAAGGAACGGATCAATCGCCACCGATGCGGCGGCGTGTTAAATTTAACATCCATGCCGGTCGGGAGGCGTTTTAAGGTCCCAGGTTCAAGGCCCGATTCGAGGATGCCGCCGATTGCGTTTCCGTCGTAAACTTCGCCCCCAAGGCCGTTTTGATCGACCAAAAACCCCGCGTGCATGGCAGAGACTTTGACGCCTACCCGCAGCGCGTCGGTTAGCTGGTCAAGGTCGCTTGCGGCCATAATCGCAGGAGCGAGCCACGAGATTCCGCGCACCTGACCAGCGGCCAGCGGCCTCATAATGTGCAAAATTTCGTTTGCATCGACTCGGCGCGGCGGGCCATATCCTGAGAATTGGGAAAAGGGGCGATCATGGCGGATCCAATAGGCAACACGATCGGCGTTTTGATTAAATTCGATCCCGCTCACAACGTACCCACCATCGAGTTCGCGGGTGTAACTTTCGTCGATGAGCTCGGGCGGGATCAGGCGTATTTTTGGGCCGGAGTCAGTGCTGATAACGTGCGCAAACGCCTCGCCATCGACGACCAAACCGCGCGCGACATCCGTTTGGATTCCGCCGAAATTCGAGCGTTTATCGGCATCGGCGTCACTTGACCAAAATTCAAAGATTTGGTCAAGTTCAGATCGTTGTGCGGGGTCAGTATGCGGGCCGTTGGTTTCAATCCTGCGCCGACAAGGGCCGCCGTCCAATTGCTGGCAGCGTTGGACAACCACGCGTTGTTTTATGCCAGATAACGAGCGCGGCTTCTGACGCTGAAATTCGCCGCCGAAACCTCGGGGTTGATCCGCCCGAAAGCCCCCATGCCAGCCGCGCGACGTCCACCGGTGGCGGCGTCAAAGCTACGATGCGCGGGGGCTTTTTTGCGAAAGAGATCAAAAATACTCACTATTCACGAAACTCCCGCCAGATTGCGCGCGCGATGTGGTTGAACGGCAAAATCAAAACGGCCTCAATCGGGCCCGTAAGGCTTTCTACGATAGTCCCCGGCTCCGGTCGGAGTGTGTCAGCCCGGCCCAGTCGGTCACCATTAACAATCCAACCGACTGAAAATTTCACTTCGCCGTCATCGCGGGATCGCATCCGCGTAAATTCGAGGTGCCAGTCTGCGTTCCCGTCGGAGAGCGACTCTATTGCGGTGTCGAGATTTGCGGTGAAGTTGCCGCTCGGCGTTGGGCGAACAGTGTTGGCGCGCATACTTGCATCAACTTTCGCCAACGCGTCGGAGGCGACGCCCATATCTAGCGCAGCTAACAACAGACGCGCGCGATAAATTTCCGCCTCCGGAAAGAGCAACGCCCCCTTTGAGCCGTAAAAATCTTCGATGGGCGTCATTAGGTTCCGCGCGGCCAAGCCCTTCAATTGGTTGAATAATTTCGCGGAATTTCTCCGCGTTTCAGCGATACAGATAATTCTGGTGAAATCTCGCAATGTATATTTGATATATGTAGCCATCCGCGCCGTCTATCGTTGTCATTTACAAATTTGATAGCACATTGGAATTAATAATTCCACTAGAATTATTAATTTGACTCTGCGGCGCACAAATGCAATAATCGGAGGACCAGTAGCCATTGGTGGGCCGGCGGCTCCTAAACGCCGGGTCAGGCGGCGGGGCGTTAGAGTCCGCCCCGCCGCCAACAAACAAAAAGGCAAGGCGATGACCAAAAAACGCGAAAAGCATCTGATCGGCGAGCTGCAAAAAGCTTCAGATTTCCGCGATTTGCCTTCGCTCGACGCTTTTTTTCGGCGGCTTTTTGTTGAATATTCTGGCGAGTGGATGACTGCTCCATAGATGCAAGTTAAACATGACTCTCACTTTATAAGTGAGAAACTTTCACCTTTTTATCGTTTGTTACAATTACTTACAGCTATGCAATACTCTGATTCGTGGCGTGTTTTACGTCGATGATGAAGGGAACAGCACATGCAACTTACTGAAAATTTCGACCTCGAACGGGCAAAAGTAATCAAGCGCGAGCTTTGTCGTCGCCCCGTAGCATACATTGGCAAATCCCACGGCGGACATGACTCCGAAGGGCGCGCTGTGGTGCTAGGCGACGCTGGGTCTTTCGTTTCGGGATACCTCACGGACACCGACGAATACATTTTCGCTCGATCACATGCCCAAACGCGAGCTTGAATCAGCACGCGTCTTGGCCGAAGATTTCACACAGTCCGCGTGCGGCATGTGATCGCTATCTCCCCCGTCGAGCCAGCGCGACTTTATCACAATCTTAGGCCCTTCAGGTGCGGCGGCTGATTTCAATTCGTCGCCGCGCGTGTCCAGATTCTGATTGATTAGTTGCCGCACAGCCCAAGCGTACACAGTGGCATCAAGCGTCTCGGCGCGCTTCCCTTTGATGCGTTCAAACCGCACCAAAGGCAGCCCCCGCGCATAGCGCACCACGCGACGCTCAGATGTCAGTTGCTCAAAATAAATCGGGGCCAAGGTCTCTGCGAAATGAACGCCCTAATTTCGGGAAATACGGTTAAATAGTTGACTTTTAACAGCATCGGCGCCGACCAACCACAAAAGTTGCCCTTTCGTGCCGGATCGTTTGAGAAATGGCCGGCTGAAACCCCCGAGGCCTTTTATACTCACCACGCGGCGACCGAAGCGGGTGCGCGTAAACGCGTTGACTATATCAGTGTGCCCTCCGTCTCCGCTGTCTATGGCCGCCGAATCTATTCCAATCGCCCCACCGCCGGGGTGCTGCCAGCGTTCCCTGAGCAATGAATCCAAATCCTGCCAAACACTCTCGCCGTCAATGGGACCATAAAAAACCCGATGATCGAGAACGTAAATATCGGATTTGGCGTGGCCCATAATGACCAATTCGAGCCTATCATCTTGGCAATCGACGCCCATTGTCAAAAACATCACCTCCGCCGGAATCGCCTTTAAACCGAACGGCTCTCGCCGCCCGAACAATTCGTGTTCGTCCAAGTCATCCGTTTCTGTTTTCCAGGGTTCCCCGAGAACCAAATTAGTAAAAGTTTGCAAAGTTTCAGGTGACTTCTTAGCTTCCAAAAACTCGGCCACCAGCTTGCCCCACCGCGCATTGAAGTGGGGCGAGACCAGCGCGTTAATGCGGAAACCGGCGTGACCCGCGACCTCCGGTGCAGTCGCCCGCCAGCGGCCATCGGCGACCATTTCAGCTTTATGGTTTTCAGGGATAACACAACCATTCGATGGGCAGACCCAATGTGCAGTTTCGGGTTTCCCCTCATCCCACTTTATATCAGCCCACCTAATTTCGGACAGTTCATCGCAACTCGGGCAAGGCACTTCGAAGATGCGTTTGTCAGACTTATCGAACAGGCGGGTAGCGGGTCCGAAGTCGAATATTGGAGTCGATCCTGCGATGATTTTGCGGTCGCGATATGTCAGGGTCCGCATCTCGGCCAGCGCAATCGGATCCCCTTCTTGGCCTACCTCATATCCATCAATTTCGTCGAGTAGCAAAACTTTTGCCGTATGCCGCCTCAAGTTCCTCGGCGATTTTGCGGCCAAGAATTTGAGCGACCCGCCCGGAAATTTTCTCGACAACATTGTTGACCTGAGACCTCTGCGTAACTCATCGATTCCCAAGGTGATCTGATTTTGCTATTCTTTTGCTATGCAAAAATCATTTTCGACCCAACCCGAAC